TACTTACTCTTCTGAAGAACCAAGAAATATTGATTTTGATGGTAATGGTAATGTTACAGTAAATGAAGTTACTGTAATTAGTCACCCATAAGTTTTTCGTTTGAATCCCAGTTTGGTACATCTTTAATATTTGCAATCAAACTATATCTAGCTTTATCATCAGTTACTTCTGGGACCCCGTGTAAAATACATGGTTCAAATATGTAGTAAGAACCTATTTGTGGTTTTATAGTTATTTTTAATTCAGGTATAAAAAGAGGACTTCCCTCTGTTAAATATAAGATAATATGATAAGAATAGTGTTGATGTGTTTGAACATATTCACCCTTTTTTAATTCGTTACCCCATGCTTCAATATTAGGTGTATTAACCGACCATGTTTCTCTGTTAAAAATTGGATTTTTATTCAGATGTTTTTTAACAACATAATCTAGAAATCTTTGAAATTGTGGCTTATCATTAAAAAATGTCCAATCAGTTTTACCCCCTTTAACATTTGTAATATTTCTTTCCGCAATATTTGTTTTGATCATCGTGATCATATTCATCATATCTACCTTGTTATCATAGACACCATGAGATATTTGAGTAGTTTTGGGATAAGTAACAAATGTACTATAGGTATAATTGTCTTCATCTTTAATTGGATCAATAAAAATCATATATTTTTCTCGCTTTCATTATACACATAAGTATTATATAGTGCACTATATGCTACAAAAATTAAATTTCAAGCCAGGTTTTAATAAAATGGTCACAGAGTCAGGGGCAGAATCTCAATGGGTAGATGGAGATTTTGTTAGATTTAGATATGGATTACCTGAAAAAATAGGTGGCTGGTCACAACTTACAAATAGTAACAATACTTTACCTGGAGTAGTACGTGCTCAACATGCTTTTACATCAATTGCTGGTGAAAAATATGTAGCACTAGGAACTTCACAAGGTTTGTTTTTGTACTATGAAGGAGATTTTTATGATATATCTCCATTAGATACTGGTATTACAGGAGCTGACTTCGATGCTGCATCTGGTTCTGCTACAGTCACGGTTAACAAAACTAGCCACGGTTTATTAGCTGGAAGATATATAACGTTTTCATCTGTTACTGTTCCAACAGGTTCGGGTTATGCAACAAGTGATTTTACAGATAACACATTTGAAGTACAGGCATCTAATCTGGGAGCAAATAGTTTTGAAATTATTATGCCATCTAATTCAGCAGGAACTACATCCGGAACTGGTTCAGCTCAAATAGATCCATATGTAGAAGTTGGTCCTACGTTTCAAACTGCGGGTTTAGGTTGGGGCACAGACACATGGAGCACGTCAACTTGGGGAACTGCGAGTGCAACTAGTGATGTAATTCTTGATCCAGGAAACTGGAGTCTTGATAATTTTGGTGAAGTATTGGTTGCAACTGTATTTAACGGTAAAACATTTACTTGGAATGCAGGTGCAACAACTCCAAGAACAGTTAGAGCTTCAACAACAACCACTAATTTTTCTACCTCAAACAATCCAACATCTTCTAGATTAACACAAGTATCAGACAGAGACAGGCATTTGTTTCATTTTGGGACAGAAACAACTATTGGAGATATAACAACCGTTGATCCAATGTTTGTGAGATTTTCTAATCAAGAAGATTTAAATACATATACACCGACAGCCACTAACACTGCAGGTAGTTTTAGATTAGATAAAGGTAATAAAATTGTAGGTGCTGTATCCGGTAAAGATTATACTTTAGTTTTAACAGATAGCTCTGCCTATGTAATTCAATTTGTTGGTCCACCATTTACTTTTTCTGTAAAACAAGTTGGTACAAACTGCGGATTAATTGGTAAACATGCTTTGAGTTATTCTGATGGTATTGTATTTTGGATGTCAGGTGAAGGTGGGTTCTTTGCTTATGATGGTACGGTAAAATCATTACCTTGTTTAGTTGAAGATTTTGTATTTACAACAGATGGTGATAATCTAGGAATTAATTTTAATGCAAGTGATATTGTTTACGCAGAACACAATACATTATACAGTGAAGTAAATTGGTTTTATCCAAAGTCAGGATCAGATCAAATAGATAGAGTTGTTACATATAATTATGCAGAACAAGTTTGGACTACAGGATCTTTGTCAAGAACAAGTTATGTAGATGCAGGTGTATTTGATGTGCCATATGCAACTGAATACGATAAAACAGCAACTCCAAATTTTGAGATTCAAGGTATTACAAATAGATTTGGAGCATCAACTTACTATGCTCATGAAGTAGGAACTGATCAGGTAAATTCTTCAGGCACTACAGCTATTGCTGCATTTATTAAATCTGGAGATTATGATATATCTGCAAGACGTAGCGCATTAGGAGGCACAACCGGTATTGCTGATCTTAGGGGTGATGGTGAGTTCTTTATGTCTGTTAAAAGATTTATACCAGACTTTAAGGTTCTTACAGGTAACTCAAAGATTACATTGTTATTAAATGATTATCCAAACAATACGGCATCTAGTTCACCACTAGGACCCTTTACAATCACGTCTTCTACTGATAAAGTAGACACACGTGCAAGAGGAAGACTTGTAGCATTAAAAATA